AGACTTTATATTCCTTATCTACTTCTTCGTCTTTGTAGATATCTTCTTTGTAAGTACCATACGATTTGTCTTCTTTTGTATAGTTATAGGCAAAAACCAGCCCTTCAGTACAAAGAACATAGAGCGCATTAATCCAAAGAAGCGGTGCATCGTTATGCCTATAAATTAACTTACAAATTTCATTACCGGCTTTCGCCGTAGACATATCGTCTGAATTCTCTGCATCGTCTGGATAGCAAATAATTGATGGTACATTAACACTTAACGCAGCAATAATAGACTCTAGATAAGCCCTATAAATATTTATTGGCTTATCATAATAAGCACCCTGATCCGAAGAATCTTTGTTACTATCGCCATCCCAAACGCGCCAATCATGAGCAATTTCACTCCAGAAAACTCTCTGGAATCCATCCCAATAATACTTTAACTTACGCCATTGACGTATTTGTCTCTCACGCGCAGAAAGATCCTCTCTCCCATATCTATCCGCGAGAGTTTTAAGAGACTGTTTAACTTCTTCGGAGTACTCTTTTTTAGCCATTAAAGCCACGCATCATGCCGGAGCTACCACCCATTAAAGAACTTAAGAATCCTGGTCTTTGTAAGTATGGGTTATTCGCTTGATTAGGTAATGTACTATTATTACTACTAGGAAATAATGATGTACCCCCGCTCATGCCATCTCTACTAATCATACTCATCCTATCCCCACCCATAGGATTAAATCCTTGCATAGGAGCCATAGATGGTGGAAGAGCAATCCCTGCACCCATTCCATCTCCAGCCATCATAGGATTAGGATTAAATCTCTGAGATGCTCTATTGATAGAATCGCTAGCTCTAGAACGTCCCTCATTAATTGAATTAGTTAACCCTTGACCCTGACCTGGAAATAATGAAGATAATCTATCCAAACCAAAAGCATTACCTTGTGGAGTATTACCGCCTCGATTAGCAATAGCATTCATTCCATAGTTTGCGCCGCGCTTCATTAAATCTTTACCAACTCCACCCTTAGCAAACTTACTAAGAATAGATCCTAATCCACCCGCACTATTAATTCCACCACCTAACATTCCAGCGCCAGAACCCGCACCACCAGCTCCACCAGGTAAAAAACTTGCACCCTTCATAGCATTACTAGATAACTGTGGCATTAAACTTTGAGACATCTGTCCAGGTACAGAACCCATAGAAGATCCACTAAATCCTCCAGTTTGTCCTAATGTTGCACCTGCACCACCGGCTGAACTCATAGCCATAGATAAAGGTAAAAGATAAGGCAATGCAGATTTACGAGGATCAAATAATTGCCCTGCAGTTTTACCAAATGCCATACCTAAGTTTTGATGCTGATTATTAGGAGAAATTTCTTGCATATCCCCAGGTCTATATTCTAATTCCCCCGTCTCGGGATTTAACTGTTGATAGGGATTTCCCTGTTGAGAACCCCCATACTTAGGATTTCTAACTGGATCTCCTTTAGCCATTATTGACCTTCCCCTCTTAATCTTTTTCTAGCATTAGTAATGGCTCCAGCACTTTTAATGGCTCTATTAACAGGGCTTCCGGGTTGAATCATTCCTTGACCCATACCCTGATTTTGCTGTTGTTGCATTTGTGCTAAGAATGGCATTAATGATTGGAGAATATTTCCTCCTTGCATACCACTTCCAAAAGGCTGGGATGTTAATCCTTGACCCATTTGAGGCATAAAAGGATTATTAGTCATAGGCTTCTTATTTAATTCATCACCCTTAGCCATTAGAGACTCCTAATTCTTTTTCAAGACGCTCAATATCGCCTACTTGACTTTCTACTTTCTCAACCTTAATCTTATGCTGAGCTTCTAATTCAGCTCTACGAACATCCCAAGGAGTATGTTTCCTACCTATTTGAATAGGCTTTAATCCTTCGGGTGGTTCATGAATAACTTCATTAGGCTTAATAGTTGTTTCAAGAAGCCTATTTAATACAGCCATCTTTTCAGCACGTTCCTTAGCAAGTTCTTCCCTCATCATATCGCAATTTTTGCATTCTCTTTCAAGCCTGCAAAATTCACAATGGGGATTAAATAAATGATGAAGCCACTTAAACATGAAGCCTTCTTCCTTTATGAAATCTTCTTACTGCCATTGTGACTCCTTCACTTTCAATTCTTTTTGCGTTTCTATAAAACGCCGTCATATCACCAGTAGATTGAAGCTGAGCTATTAACTTTTGCTGTCTATCAAATCTCTTTTGGGCATCTCCGGCTTCATTAAAGAATCTATCAGCCGCATCTACTCCATACCTAATAGCATCGTAAGGATCATCACCCTCAAATTCTGAAACGTCTTGAGGATTTGTTTTATCGTAAACACATGACTTAATCGCTTGTACTAATTTTCTATCCGTTCCATCTTTCGTCTTAAAGATCAGAAGTTTGGGAAGATTATTCTCATCAGGTATCTCACTAAAGGAGGCCAGATAATTATGATATGCCTCAACTCCATGATTCCTAAGAGTAAATTCCGCAAACTCCTGATCATATGGAAGTCTTTCTATTGATGCTTTATGCTTTTGAGTCCATCTAAAATATTCATGTAGCAACATTTTCGTTGCTACTCTTGAGCCCGCTTGATTAGAAGTAAGATCTACAGACCTTCCTAAAGCACTCTCAATTTGTTGCCGAATTGTATGTTCATCTCCTCTTTGTTGCCCCGCGCTTTGGCAGAGCTTGATAACTTTTGGATCGGCCAAGTCAACTTTCGGTTTGATAACTGAACACCATTCTTCGATCTTTGTTTTTTGAAACCAATCTTCTTCATAAGCAATTACTCTACGTTCAGGAGATATTGCTAAGTATTGTATTGAAGTAGCTGCCGGTGGTGCAAATCCCCAGTCAATAGAAATAATCTTTGGCCAATAATCTGGAATCTCAAATGGATCAATAAGATGCACAGCATGTTCAGGCTCATCAGGATAATGTCTATCTCTAAACTCCTCAAATACCTGTCCAAGATATGCATCCCATGATCCATACTTCTTAGCTTGTTTCTCCGCCTCTGGTAACGCTTCAAGAGATTGCTGATAATTTGGGTCAATATATTCATTATCCGCGAGGGTAGAATGAATATAAATCCTCTTATTACCACCCTTACCTACAAGAGTTTTTCCACCTTTTGGATAAGCATCAACGAATCTCTTTTTAACCCATGTATGCCCCATACCACCGGGCATTCCTGCTGATCTAATGATAGAAGGTAATCCACTATTAATCGCAGCCCTAACACGGGTCATTGCTATATATAGGTATATCCATTCTGAAAACGAGGTAAGTTCGTCGGGTGTATAGAGATTAATCTCCATACTATCATATTTGTGAACGTCATCCTCGTTCTCACAATGGCCTAAATATATTACCGCTCCATTCGGTTCTGATCCTGATCCATATTGATCTTCACGTGGAAAAGTCCACGACATCTCCGATTTATTAAATTTCGCACCAAACTTAAGATAAAATTCACGTGAGCGAGGTACAATCTCGTTACGTAATTCGGGATACGTCCTCCTCATAAATACTTGCTTGAATCTAGGATTCTCGTAGTATTTACGAATCAAAGGATAAACGAGAAGTACCTCACTCTTTCCCGAACCTGCACCTCCACCATAGAAACCTTCTCTAATACTATCAGGCAGAGCTAAAAACTCTGCTTGTTTTCTATTCGGTTTCCATTGGTTATTAACGAAAGGCATTAGTCTTCTACTTTAAGACCTTTGATTAATTCTTCAGTAGTTAGAGGCTTATTACCAGGATTAATTAAAGGATTAGGATCACTACCAACCGATCCCGTACCTAAATCTTCATTAGCAATAAACTCTTCTTCTGCTTTAAGAGATTGAACTTTCTTAAGCAATGCATCAAGATCCGCCGTCACATTTTCTCCCTGTTGATGACGACGGAATAATCCTAACAATGCTTCAAATCCCGCCTGCAATGCAAGAATTGCCAATTGTTCTTTAGTCATTATTGCACCTTATCTAAGAATTCTTGCGCAGCACTCTTAGCTTTTAGCATATTACTATGGAGATTAGAATCTTTACCAAAAGTCTTTAGAATATCATCCGCACTTTTAGTTAGTTGCCCTATTAACCTACTAACGTTCTCTGGAATAGGCTCTCCCTCTTTCCATGCAAGAGTATCAATAATTGCTTGCTCAAGAATGGTAAGGGTAGGTACAGTAATATTCTTAGCAAACTCTTGCCTTTGAATCTTACTCATACTACCATTAGCAACCATATTATCCGCTGTATTCCTCGCGGTTAATACGGCTTCATAAGTAGCATCACCAAGTCTCTTAACTGCTGGCTTAAATCCTGCACAAGCATTAATACTTAATGCAATAACTAATGCAACTCCCCAGCATGCAATCATTGCTTTGAACGATTGATATTGATACATTATTAACCTCGATTACTAACTTCAACAACTTTCTTAACTGCTTCCTCAGTACCATGATAGCCTGCAGCAGATAAGCCTAATGTCGTAACCCAAGCGGTGAAATAATCCCAGGTAGTATCTCTAGCAAAATCACCGTGGGAATATCCCCAAATAGAAAACACTAACGTGGTTGTAAGCATAGAAACCAATACAATCCACGGGCCCTTAATAAAAGTTGTCATCTGTAGAAACTTACTTAATGCTCCAACCACACTACCAATTGCAATAATCGATTCATTATTCATTGAAGGGAGCCTCCATTAATTCGTCCGCCACTTGCACCGGCATTAAATGCTACATTACCAGAATGCTTACTCATATGGTCAGGTGTAAGATAGTTATGTTCAGCTGCAACAATCTTAATACCTAACCCACCCAATCGTTCTTGCGTAACTAAAATTTCAGTATCCGCGATAATGTGAGCATCGGAGGTTGAAAATCCCCCATTCGAGTACTTAATAAAGTGGTCATATTGAAAGAACAGTAATAACTCCCTATTGGGAATTAGTTCTTTCAACCATTTCCACCATGAAACTTGTCTACCACCTGGTTTCCATTCTGTAGATTGCCCACCATCTGGTCCCCAAGAATTTCTGCCACCATGATAACCTAAGAATCCTGTAGTAAACTGCGCAGAAAGTTTAAGAACTTCTCCAATTTCATCAAACTTCCAATATTCTTCAGCTTCTGCTCCTGCTACTACTCCACTTAACAAATTACCAGTTCTTTGAAGGAAGTTTTCAAGTTGAATTTTAAATTCATCAAAAGGGGGAGCAATATCTTTCTGATAACCAACCATTGCAATACATCTAATACCATGCGCACGCAATTCATTACATGCATCAATAAATGGCTGTGGGTCACTAGTTAAATAATTCCAACCAGGATGTTGAAAAACTTCATCGTTATTTCGTGCACTATAAGCTACATCAACAAATGTATCTGTATACTTATTATGCTTTAGGGCTTCAATAATTCTTACTCTTAACTCTGGCGAAGCCACAGGATAAACTGATGGGTAAAGAATTTTTCCATCAGGATGATGACAAGTTAACCAATCACCTAATATTGGTCCAGTTGGTTCTGGGATAGGTTCAGGAATAGGAACAATGATAATAGGTTCTAACGTAAGATCCATTCGATGATTAGGAATGGGAAAATGCCAACCAAAATGATATGGATGAAAACCATCAGCTACTAAAGTAAAATCTACTTCTCTTCCTTGGGGTTGGGTAATACGAACATAACCCTGATCATTAGTATAATAAACTTCATTAGTATTCGTATCAATAACAGAAAACACACCCGGAGTTAATTGCACTTCAAGTGCATATCTTACCGGCTTAGGTTTCCACCAATCACCCTTCGCCATTTTCATCCTCATCATCCGTATGAATATTTAATCTAGATTTAAGTTGGCTCCACATAAGACCAACCTTAAGTTCCAACTTAGCAAACCGAGCAACATTTCGAGTATGATACATATGTAACGTAACAAGAAAAACTATTACGGAAACTACGTCACCCCATGTTGGTGGTAATAAACTCATCATTCCATCCAATAAAATAATCCCACGCGCTTAATTTTATTTTCGCGTTGCAATTTGCGGATTACTTTATTCCACATAACTTCGGTTAACTTACCATTTAACTTGGTAAAGATATCTGATTTCTTATATTGAATTCCCTTTTCTTTAGAAAAGATACTTAGTACTCGATTATAAGATTCTTCCCAATTATAAGGTTCTCTCAGATTAAATTCTGATTCTTTACCCCCAATATACTTTTCCAATCCATAATTAACTTTAAGAATTCCAATTTTATCCGCTAACTTATTTAATCCCTCACTACGAACTTCCTCAGCTATTCTATCTAATAAGTCCCCATAAACTTTGATTTGTCTTTCAACTATCCTATCTAATTCTATAAGATAATCTTTTTTGTCATTTTGCATTTCATGGAGCTAAGAGTAATGCTGGAAAACTATTACCATATTCTGTTTCAATAAATGAAACTATGTGAAGAAAAAAAGATGGCAAATGAAGAGCGTCTGTTTCCGTAAAAATACCAGTTCCATCTATTCTACCAGCTTGAATAATACTGGTAAAGAATTGAGCTTTCTTCATTGCTGCTGCCATGCCTGTTCCAGATGGCAATGTAAAGAATTCATATGTAATACTATTTACACTTGTAGGCTTAAACATATAACCATATTCTACGTTGGGTAATATGGTTAAGTTATCCTCACATTGTCTTACAATACCATCACTTAATACCTGATCAGGATCTACTGTAATAGGACCCCAAATAACATCAGGAGTTGTAGTAAGAGGGTTTTCATAAATAGCAAATTCAAATGTATCAGTAGTAGCAACAGAATTTAACCAATGACCAAAACAATCAATGACCATTCCAATAGGTGAAACAGCAATTGCACCTATTTCATCGGGATTAGTCCCAGTATTAACTGATAATGTAGTTCTACCTAATGCAAAGTTTCTTGATGGTGTAACTTGTTGAAACCATCCAATAGTTCCATCATCAAACTTAATAATAAAGGGTGTGGGCTCAAATGTTCTAGCTAACGCTCCTGTATCCCCCGTACCATAGGGAAACCCAAATGGAATAACATTACGAGTTAATCTTTCTAATGCAACAGAATCTGCTCCTGCGCGAGCTGTTAATTCAGCTACAAGCGCATAAGGAGTAGTATAAGGTGTAATAGTTTTACTATTACTTTCCATTGAATAGAAAACAACAGTATTAGATGCAATAGCCTCTGTACCTGGTACTAGGTTTGCTTCTACATCAAATGTTCCATCTTCAAAGCCAGTTGTTAAATCTACATCCTGAAAACCTAATCTAAGATTAGAAGCAACATTAGCCCAGGTAACAGAACCAACTGGCAATCCAATTTGACAACCACCAGCTGAAGAACAAACTCTAGTACCACTAGCTTGATTAGCTAACCAAATATAACCAACCGTAGCTCCACTTTCTCCGGCAGCATTAAGAGTAGTATTAGATCCTTCATTAGCATTCTGAACAGTACTAACTTCATAAGGACCAAATACAAAGTCCTGCGCGCTTGGTAACGCAATAAATGAAACGAATAAAATTGCTATAAGCAACTTTTTCATTGAACTAATTGAGTACACTGTAAACCAAATAAAGGAACTGCAGTACCAATTATAGTACCAAAAGCACCAGTTTGATTAGTACGTGAATACAATCCCATACCATCAAGAAATTGTGCAGCCTTATAAGCTGCTATGATTGATGCTGAATTAGTGATATTTTCGTATGCAATGGTAATAGTATTAACCGTAGTTGGTCTAATAGCAAAACCATATTGAACACCGGCACTTACAATAATAGGAGTAGCAAAGTTATAGGTTTGCGCATTGAATCCAGAAGCAAGATTAGTAAGAACAGGATTAGCTGTAATCGTTCCACCAGTATGAACAGCTGGAGTGCCTAATGGACTATCGTATAGAAGCAATTCATAATCATCTCCAGAAACTTGATCATCGACAGCCCATGTAATACTGCTTAAAGCACAATCCTTCTTAAAACTACCAGCAACAGCATATTCATCTGGAGTAGAACCACTTCCAAATGTAACACCTGTATTAGCTCCCTGATTATATGAAAGAACATAATTACCATTTATCCAACCATACGTGCCATCATCATACTCAATCATCATCTTCGTCATGATTAAGTTTTTAGCATTGGCACCTGCATTTCTAAATCCGTATGGAAATCCTGTATTAGTATATGTACTAGGAACAAACTGTTGGCCATCTGGAGTAATTGCATCGGCTCCAGCTCTAGCCGTCATTGTAAGCTGTAATGAAACAAGTTGATTATTTGCTACTGATTTGCTACCAGATTCCATAGCATAACGATTAGTAGCCGCTGTTAAAGTTTCTGTTCCAGGAACTAAATCAGCAAATACATCAAATGTTCCATCACCAAATCCATCAGCTCCTACATCTTGTAATCCTATACGTACACTAGTTCCAACATTAGCCCACGCGGTTGCAGTTTGAATATCTACATAAACAGCGCATCCTGCACTGGAACAAGTATGAGTACCTCCTGATTTATTAAACATGGCACCAATAGTGCCACTAATTTCTCCTGCTGCGTCTACGCCGTTACCACCAGCATTAGCTAGAAAACCTGTGAGCCAATAATCCTGTACTATATTTAAATTGACAAGCTCCTGCCCCTTAATAGGCAGAACTAGTAACAAAGCTAATACTAATGGTACAGTTTTATTCCACATAACTCACGTTACAAGCACCATAGTAATTTGTTACTGCAGAAACATAAAGAAATGTACAAAGATTAAGTGCATTAGCAGTAGTATCTAATTCAGGTATAGTATCACTATCAGGCCATTCAACAGTTGCAGGGAATGTAACTGTATTAGTCCCTGAACCATCCTGCCTTAGCATTAGAATAAATCTATCACCATCTAAAGGATTGGAGAAGGTTAGAGTAAGATTTTCATCTAATGTAAGATAATGAGTAACTCCAGTATTAAGATCAATTGTTTCAGTTGCACCGACTGTTCCATGAGAAACAGGAACACCACGATAACGATTAGTAATTGCTAATCCTGTAGTAGTATCTGAATTTAATCCATTGCTACAAGATATTTCATCATTAATATTTACTAATACTTGACCAGTAGGGCAATCCCCAGGAATGATACTAGGCGGGGCAACAATAGCATTACCCTGAACAGTAATATCTGCAATGAACATTCCAATATTAGCACCGCTACCAAATTTTGTTATTCGAAATTGAGTCGCGGTTGTTCCATTGGGAACTAAGAAATTACTAATTGGAATGGCTACTTGCTGATATGCTGAAGTAATTGAAGAAGTAAATCCCCAAGTATTAGTTGGAAAAATCTGAACTGGTTGACCAACTAAAACACCAGCTGAATAGAAAGCTAGATTTAATCCTCTATTATTTGACCAGGTAGCTTTACTTTTAATGTATAATTTTAAGAGAAGGAAACTATTGGGGTCAATTGAACCACTTCCGATTTGACCTTGAGCATAAGCATTAGCTGCACAAGAAGTACCATTAATAGATAAAGTAGCAGGTGCTTTAGGATCTACTGCAGAATTAGTAACAAAACATGAACCATTCGTGGTCCAATCCCATTCTGTTGGACTACCAGCATTCTGAAAGTAAATTAATTCACTATCAATTCCAGCTGGTTCTGTGGTATTTGCTGTTACTAAAATAAGAGCTAACTTAATTTGTGTTTCGGGATCAACTGTAGGTTCACTGGGATCTGCTGCCGCGGTACCAGTTAATTTAAATACAGTTCCCGTAATATCCAGACCAATAATGTCAAGCCTATCCAAAGTAGCATGGGCAGCATCGAGCGTAACATCTTGTTCAGTGCTCTGATAATTAGAATTATTAATATAATAATTACACGCGCTTACTGTATATTCGTAGTTTTCATTCCAAGCTACTTGACACCCAACAGAAGTAAATGTACCAGTAGTGTTAGTAATATTAGTGAAGTTATTATTAATGATGGTTGTAGATGAACCACCACTACTAGCGCCTCCACCAGGACCTATAACTATTTGGGCAAGAAGCGCGAAGGCTAGAATAGAATGTTTTAACATTATCTAAAATACTGTACATTTAATACAGCACTCGTGGCGCCTTCACGAATAGCGCGGAAGTTTTCTATGTTATTATGTTGATAAATACTAATGATTTGTCCATACTGAATTAGAATACCATTAGTTGTAGTAGGTGCGGTAGTATCTATAGTAAACCGCGCATTACAAGTTGTACCACTTGCACAGGATACTGAGAAGGTAACAAGCTGTGCAGTTTCAACAGGATTAGATGGATTAGTAACTTTAGCAGAATCAAAAGCAACACCTCCAGCTGTAGTATCAACAGTTAGAGATTCATTCTCATACGCGATAAAAAAGCGCGTGGTATTGTTTTGTGCAATAAGAGAAAAACTAAAAAGAAGAACAAACAAGATTACTAGTTTGATTTTCATTAATTATCCCTCGCGCTTACATCAATAACGTCGTAATGTTCTTCCTTACGCATATGTGGAGCAACAAAAATAATCTGAGTTTTAGGCCCGTCTGAGCCTTCTTTCTCATCCATATCTTTAATAATAGCTGCCATATTACGTGCAACAGAAGAGAGTTCGCCAACTCGGGCTTTAGATAACTTATCACTATCAATATGACTAAGCGCGAGGTTAAGTTTATCAGCTGCCTGAGATTTAACTTTAATCCGTACCTTATTAATATGTTCCCCTAGTTCTTCATTGCTACATCCATTAGAACTAGTCATTCCTCGCGAATAAGCGCTTACACTACTTTCACTTAAGCCAAATAATTTACTTAGCTCCTTGCCTACCTCACCTCTTACTTTTTCCTCACCAACAATATTTCTAATAACCTCGGGTGTCTCTTGTTTATTACCTCTTCCAACATTACTATCTTTAATCACACCCGTACTTACTCTATCAAACAATTCATTTTCCTTATTAAACTCTTCTTCACTAACAATACCTAAAGGCATAACTATTATAACCCCAGGACTTCACCGCCCTAGATATAGTGGTCCCCTACTCCCAATCATACCATAGGTAGTACCCATAAGTCAATAGGTGAAATAAACCACTTATACTTATATATACAAAAACCACTTATAACATTTTTTTTATCCTACCTACCCACCCACTATGGTACCTAAAAAAGGGACCCATAAATGATAACATCTTTTAAAATCATATGTGACGTTCGAGTTGGATATTCCCCCGCCAGAGTGGAGATGAGACTCTATAAAGGTGGCATATGGGGGTGGGTTGAGTATGATATACTCACCTGCTAAAAATTTAGCCGCGAGGCTTTTGTAATCATTACATTTATGTTATGGTATAGTTATTGTATATATTCTAGTGGTATAGTTTATGTATGTGTTGGTGTATGTATGTGTAGACACGCAGGCTCGACGTAGACTTCACCTGGTATCAGTTCGCTATCCCTATTCCCTTGACATGAGAGAGACGATATGTAATAAAGCGAGAAGATAGGAGGATAGGCCAATGAGAAGATACGGAATGAGATTCAGCACGATTAGATATTGGCAGGCTCAAGCTAAGAACCTGCGTAGGATGAGAGGATATATTCCATTCATCTCAATGCGTGCTTACTACACTTCGCATTACATGACGATGGATGCCAGGGCGATAGCCTCATATGCGATTCAATTCGCTATGGTAGGCGAGAGCATCGAATCACTTTGAAGGGAAATCACAAATGAAAAACGCCGTTACACTTAAAGATTGCCCGATATGTCTGAGTGCTTATTCGAGAGCACATTGTAAGAATTGCGGAGCGTTTCATGTGGGGAAATGGAGCTATAGCCGAGAAGGAAAACAGATGGTGCGTGGAATACCGATGCCGATTAGGGTAAGGATTAACAGACTTGAAAGGATGGTCGGACAATGAACGTAACAATCTTTGGCGTTACTTACTTCTGTGCAGGTCGAGAGGATATACATGCTCTGCTAGGGATTTACTGGCTGGCGAAAGCTAATAGATGTAGGCTTTGGCTGTAAGGGCTCTAGAGCGATTCTAGAGGCTTTTAAGGGCTGGTGAGAGCTAGATACTCTTACCGGCCCTTTTCATTTGATGGGGAAGATACTGTACTGGAGTATAGTATTTAAGCTATGAAAACAAAAAAAGGCCCGATAGGGTGTCTAGGAATAACCTAGAGCCTATCGAGCCTTATTAGTGTCTTGCTACAAACTACTGCCCGAGTTTAGAGAAGTAATCCGCGATGACCTTCTCTACTTCGCCAGGGATAACCTTCATTCCATCAACCGAATCAGCGATTGCTACAGCCTGCTCAAGAGCCATTCCGCCGATAACCGCGTTATCTAGGAACTGCTGTCTCTTGTATTCGTTTGTCTTCTCGTAAACCTCATTGAGACCCTTCAAAGTCTTCTGATACTCTACAGACTTCGATGATGCCTCGCTCTGGGTGTTAATCTTTGCCAGAACGTAAGAATCTGCGTCCGCCGGCCAAACATTAGCCTCTAGTGCATTCTGTTTGCTCGAATACGTATCGAACGTATACGAATAGTTAAGAGGCTTGGGGAGAGGCTTACCACGGAAGTTTTTGATTTCTGCTTTTTCTGTCTTGGATGCCATTGGAATATATCCTCTTATAAGTGTCCTCGAATAAGGACACGGGGTTAGGTTGTCAAAGAACGATATGGTCGAGACTCTTACTCCCCTGACCATGTAGTGATTCTAGCATTACCTCATAACCCTGTCAAGCCTAATCGTCAAGGGCATCGAAGAAATGTTATAAGCCTGTTCTTTCAGAGGGGGAGTACCCTATCATACTCTCTGTCTGTCTGGGGCCAAGCCAACCCGCCCGCCAAGCCTCAACGCTATGTCCTCAAGATAGGGCAGTTATAGTAGTGTATTGTATTTTTTTTTTTATATTTTTTACAAAACCTACTACTATAAGTGTCCCCTTTTGGTGACGTAGGGTATGAGCCTGTGGGGCGGAAGTCGCTGACCCCACATACAGAGAGGACCCATGAGAGGCTTGACAGGTAGACCGGAGGTATGCTAGACTACCCATCGTGACAGGTCCTTAGACCTAGAGTGTCACCGAAACAGGACACTTATAAGAGTTTTATTACTTGCTGTTTATTACAGTAGTTATTAGGAATAGGAAATACATAATGGCAGGCCGAGGTAGTCGTAGACATATCCATAAGTATCATAAGATTTCTTTTGCTGGTATGCAAGTATTCGCTTGTGCTCTTAGTGATTGCACACATTACATGCCACAACATATGGAAGCTATGATTATCGGTAAGGCAAGCTATTGTTGGGAATGTGATAATCCAATGGTAATGGATGAGATTAGTAAGAAAATGGATAAACCCATTTGTGTTAATTGCAGAACTAAGAAGATTGAATTACCAGCTAACTTACTTACTACTAATGACTAATGCTTATCTGTAATGATTGTGAGAATTACAGCTATGAAGTATCCACTATTTACTGTAATACTGCTGCTTATCGTATCTTATTCAATTGCTTTCTTTGTGATTTATGTTATCGCCCGCGTGTTACTAAGTTAGTCGATAATCTTTATTGGTTAGTTTACTTTAAGAGATTAGTATTAAGAATACAGTCTCTAGAAAAAAACATGGATCATCCGTTTAGTCCTAATCCTCAAAGCCTATTACAATGTAAGATATGTAATAGAGCCTATAAAGCTCATACGGAAAATGTAGAGTGTGAGTCTTGTGATTTTGTAGGTAAGTGTAATGTATTTAATAACATGCTTCTTTGTGATAATTGTGTTGCTAAATCACAGGAAGCACTTAAGAACGAAGTAAAGGTTACAGAGAATCTTGTAGAAAGTAGTAAGGATTTAATAGATAGAGCTAATAAGATTCAAGATAATCTGAAATACAGCGGGGATTTCTTCAACGCTGAAACGATTGCTTTTATTGATATTAAGAAAGCATTCTTAAGTAATAGTGAAATAGCAGAATCTGAAAGAGAATTTGCTTTTCATAAACATCTCGTAGAAACGATAGAATCTAATCAAAGAAAGATATTCGATAATAATACGGAAAATCTTACGCTCACAGTACAAAATAGCGCAGCTATTAATATCCTAAGAGATTATGGTAATAGCGTTCGTGAGGAATTTCGTGAGAGGATTAAACAAAGCGATGCAATGTATAGTCCCCTAAATGTTAAGCCGGTTGTTCCAAAATTAAAGAAAGTTACTCCTACTAATGCTATTGAGCGTATGGTTGAGCAACTTGCATTAACTATGAATATCTCTAAAGAAATGGCCCGTGGTATGATTGAAAAAGGAATGCAAGCTACGAGGCTTGGAGAAGAAAAGATTTCTAATAAGGATGGTAGTTAATATGCCAACCTTTCCTACTAATGTTACTGTTCAATGTAGAGGTAGAGCCACAATAGAATTATCTAATTGGGGTGGTGTATCGTTAGGAATAGAATTAAGAGACCCCGACCATATTAATACTGACGATGCTGATTCTAGTGATATAGTAACAGTTTTACTTAGTTATGAGCAAGTAAATTATCTAATTTCTACTTTAGAGCAAATGAGAAAAGGAATATAGATCATGTTCAAATGCACATCTTGTAATGTTATTACTAAACCACGAGAGCCTCGCGCGTTGAGAATTGAATATCGAGATGATGGTAGTATCTTAAGAGAATTTCCCATCTGCGTCCTATGCTCAACGGGCAAGCCTTTTGTTAGTAATCTTGAAAAAGAAAAACTACTTGGATTTAACTTTGTGCAAAAGACTACTAATCCTAATGATAGGGTTCAGGTATGAATAGAGAGCCTATAACTGTTAAAGAACTTATTGAGAGATTACAAAATGCTATCAAGGCAGGATTTACTACAAATGAGGCTATTGTAGTTATCAGTGAAGCTCCTAAATTTCATTCAGAAGATACAGTATTTCTTATTAAGATTAAGGATAAAGATCGTTATCTAACTGAGAATGAGAATGGTGACTTAAGTTTTTGTGATAACATCATGGAAGCACGTTATTATTCTTCAAGAGAATTAGCAGAATTTGTTATTAAAGATAATACTTGGTTTGAAGATACAAAAGATGACTACGAAATCATCAAAATCAAATATGAGTTCTATTGGACTTATGTAGAGGAATAGTTATGAGAACCGGACAGTATCTTAAAATAACTAAAGATACTAAGCTCATAAAACTAAAGTGTGGTTGTGTAGTAGACTTTGTTAAGGGTCGATGGAAAGAAAGATTATTTCGTAGTGTATGCTTTAAACATTCTAAGAGATAACTAATGAACCGCTTAGAAGCTACTAAATTTATAAGAACTTTCTTAGACACTAATGGTCTAGGGAAGTACGATATTAAGCTCATTGCTGAGTTTGATAATAATAATCTTTTTTCCTTCACGGAAGATAACCGTCTTCTTGTGAACACAGTTCACTGGAATGATATCTTTGATGATGTAAAGATTGTTACATTTCTAACGAACGAAATTAATGGTGTAAAGTCCAAGAAATTTCATAATATTCATAAGCTCCAAGACCTTTGTCCTCATTGTAGCAAAGTTGCTAAAGAAAAATCCCGCATTGAGAATGGTAATGGATTAAGTATTATATTTCTTGAATGCGGCCACGCGCTATTTAAGAACTCCCAACTTAAGAGTGATTATACAACACTTGTTATTGGTGGTGATTCCTCTTGCACACATCAATGGGGAACTGATTTAAAAACCAAGACTTTCTGTCAGAAATGTTCAGCACGTAAACTCTATGATTTCCAATTAGAAGGTGCTCGTAGCTTAGAAAAATCTGCTGGTCGAATGGGTATTTTTGATGAGATGGGTTTAGGTAAAACTATTCAAAGCCTCGCATATCTAAAATTCAACCCCGAAGCTATACCTTATCTTTGGGTAACAAAATCAGGTATTAAATTCCAACACGCTAAAGAAATCCGTCGTATTCTTGGTGATGCTTATTATCCTCAAATTCTAACTAAAGGTAGGGAATCTCTTATTCCCGGCCTTAAAGGTTATCTCATTGGATACGATTTATTTCGCCAGCTTGACCTTACTATGTTTGAAAATTTTGGTATTCAATCTATTATCCTTGATGAATGCCAAGCGATTAAGAATCCGAGTTCTTCTCGCACTGTCGCTGTCAAGCATGTTGTTAAACAAATTCCCCGCGTTATTCCTTTATCCGGGACTCCTTGGAAAAATAGGGGTTCTGAGTTATATACTGTTCTTAATATGCTTGATCCCGTTATGTTTTGGAGTGAAGCTCAATTCAAAAAGGAATGGATTGAAGTGGGACCGGATGGTAAAGAGGCTGGTATAAAGAATCCAGAACTATTCCGTCAGAAAATTTCCCATATATCTATTCGTCGCGAACGTAAAGAAGTAATGCCCGAACTTCCTGATGTAAGTAGGCTTAAGCTCTATTGTGAAGTTCCTGAATATGCTCGTAAGGAATATAACAAAGAGCGCGATAAGATTAAGGATATCGTAGATAAGGCCGCTCTTGATGGTAGTGATTTGACATCATTTAAATCTCAGGGTCAAATCATGCAATCTCTTATTATCATGAGGCAGATTGTTGGTATAGCTAAGGTAGATGTTACGAGAGAATTTGTAGAGGAATTTCTCGAAGAGACCGATAGAAAAATCGGAGTATTTGTCCATCATAAGGAGTGCGGCAGACTTCTAATGGAACAGCTTACTACATTTTGTGAGAAAAATGGATATCCTGAACCACTTCAATTAACCGCCACGCTTGATGCTAGCGAGAGATTTCAGATTCAAGAGAAATTCAATGGTCCTAATCATAGACTTCTTATAGGCTCTATGTTAGCTTCTGGCGAGGGATTAAACCTACAAACTTGTTCCGATTGTGTAATGCATGAACGTCAATGGAATCCTGCAAATGAAGAACAAACGGAATCAAGATTCGTACGAATCGGTCAGCTTTCTGATATTGTTAACGCTACTTATGTCCTTGGTGATAATACAGTTGATACAATTTTTGATGGAATTGTGGAGACTAAGAGGAGAATCTTCAATAATTCCATGAATAAAACAGGATACACCAATACATGGAATGAGAAATCTCTTATTGTAGAACTTGCTGAGGCTATTGCTAAATCATGAATCCAAAACTCCCACCACCTAAGTGTCCTCATTGTCAAAATGAAGACATCACTCTGATAGAACTTGTTCTCCGTGTAATAAATGGGACTTATTATCTTTGTGCTGTTTGTAGTAAATCTTTCTTTTTAAAAGACTGACCTAAAATGTGCTACCAAAAGTTTCATATTTGTAAATATTGTAAGTCCCCCTACGAGTGTGAGGTAGATAATGCTGTTTGCCCCACAATTAATCATGATGCTGATATGGATATGTGTGATGTTTGTAAAGTCAAGCTAGAAGAAAAGCTCCAGCAAATGGAATTAGATGAAATACCTCTTGAAACTATTGATTTTGATGAACTGTTAGGTGAAAAATGAATAAAACTATTGAAGATTCAATTGTTGAATATGCTAAAGGAATTATAGAGGCTCATGAATCTCTAGGTCCCAAACATAATCAAGATAAAAAGGATATGGAAAAAGTAATGGAACTACATTACTTAGTTGCTAACGATCCTTCTTATATTGAAGCCATGCTTGTAGTAGTTTCAAGTATGTGTGGAAGAAATGATGAGTTAGCTAAAATTTTTATGTTTATGGTTACTGCTCGGCGTACTGCTTATAAATACGGCGGGTTCTAAAATGCATCACATAGTAATGGATTCTCAGGTTCTCACGGCATTGATGAAATGCCCTGCGGCTTTTAACTACAGATTCAATGAGAATCTAGAGAAGAACGAAGGTAAATCTAATTCTCTTGAATGTGGTTCTCTTACCCATACAATTCTTGAGTTTTTCTATAAAGCTCGAATTGAAGGTAAGAATAGGAATGATGCTATTGATATTGGATTTGAGGCGGGTAAAGAGTATCTCGTAGCCTATAAAGAAACTAATAAATATGTTAAAGAAAAGGATCATCTTGGGATTCTCAATACTCCAGAAGAATCTACTAAGAAACCAGACCGTCTTGGATGGCGTTATGTGTTTGCTACTATGCATGAATATTTTGATTTTTGGCGCAATGATAGCTTTACTCCCGTAGGTGTGGAATGTGTTAAGTCTCATTTGATTTATAAAGATGATGAGATGCAGATTCTTTGGAAAGCAAAATTTGATCTTATCGAAGATACTCCTGGGGGATTCTTACCTACTGACCATAAAACAATGTCTCAAAGGAGAGATACGTTATCTCTTAATAATCAATTTATGGGCCAAAGTATTATTATGGCCTCGCGTCAGGTGCGGATTAATAAGATTGGTTGGCAAACTTCTTTAGCTCCAGAGGAAAAATTCCAAAGGGTTTATATTCCTTATTCCGTAGACCGCCTAGCAGAATGGGCTAATGTTACCGTACCACATCATGCTCGTATGTTAATAGCCTATACTGAGGCTGGTCATTTTCCTTTTACCTATAATTGTGAGGGTCAATACGGTAAATGTAACTTCTATGCTATTGATGAATCCGACCGTGCTAATAGAGAAGTAATAAAGCAAACACAATACCGTGTTGGTAAGCCTTGGGATATTGGACACGACGATGCTATTTAAAAATCTTGAACCAGAAGTTTTTGAGGATCTTAAGGATTCTCTTAAGGATTTCATGGCAATCGCTGATGTTGAAGATGTTCACTACGTGGTTATGATACATAAGGGAAAAGATAATGAGATTCTTTCTAACTCTTGTCTTGTCTGTCATGTAGAAACTCTTGTTGAAATGATTGAAAAGAAAGATATTAAACATAATCATGAGAATTAAATAATGCCAACCCTAAATGATGTTGATCCTTCTAAGATGTTCGCTATGTTCAAGGGTGAACCTGGAACTCGTAAATCTACTCAAGCTATGACTTGGCCAGGGCCACAATATTGGTTTAGTACCGATAGAAAGATGAGTGCTCTAGCTCTTCCTGCTAAAAAATGGGGGATCGATAAGTCAAAAATTAACTACGATGATTATAGTGAGCACTATAAGCTGATTAATAAACTAGAACAGCTAAGACTTAATTGCCCATTTCGTACAGTTATTATTGACTCTGTTACTCTCGCAGGTCTTATCATTAATAAACAAACGCGAGGTGATAAGAAAGGTTCCACTAATAAATCTGGTGAGGAATCTGGTCGCCGTGTAGGTGGAATCGCAGTTAATACAATGGAAGATTATAAAGCGGAGTTCGCTGCCTTCCAAGAAATTATGTCTAACTGCCAAGATATGATTGAGCTGAACGATACTAACGTAATCCTTATTGCTCACGTAGTTGGTGAACGTAAGTCTGATGAAGTTGGTGTTACCGCTCATGCAAGAATTATTATTACGGGGGGTAAGCAAATCTCAGGTATGATTCCTGCGGTTTGTCGTGAGGTATATCATTTTGATATTACCAAAGCTCTCGTATCGGGGGAGGAAGGTGACTATAGGATCTTTACTTCGCACACAGGTGAAGATTTTGCACGTACTGCTCTCCCTTTGCCTCGCGAAATCAAATTCAAAGACCAACAATTGTATCCTACTTTCATCGAGCCTGCTATTAAATCGCTTATGGCTGGCTCAACCACATCACTCCCAACAACAAACCAACTAACACCAATATAAACAAAGGACAAAAACAAAATGTCAGTAATTCAATTCTCCAAGAAGGACATGCTTCGTTCGCAGATTGTCACCCCTTCTAACTATCTCGTGACAATCAATACTGTTAGTGAAGCAATGTCAAAGGATGGTAAGTCAAAGAACTACATCATTGATGATGCGGAAATCATTAAGGATGCAGATAATGGAAGTACTCAGTTTGCAGGAGTTCCACTTCCATTCTGGACCTTTAACTCAAAGCGTCCTGATTTTATGATTCCATTCTTTGCAGCTCTTGGAGTAACAATCGAAGAAGGTACTAAACTTGATTGGAGTGCCGTTGCCAATAAGAAAATTGTTGTATTCATTGGCAATGGTGAGTTTGATGGAAGACTTCAGAATCAGGTAAAGGGTAGTTATAGGGCAGCACCAGCGGAGTAGTTGTTACCTTCTAACATCGTCTAGATGATTAGGTAACAATAACTGGATGCTAGGGTAATACGCTCGGAATAACTAGACACTATGTCAGGGTGGGGTTCATCCAGCGAGCATCTTTTAACTTTAACTTTTGGAGAACATAATGACTAAAGCACGTAAGATTGAGACAGCTATTGCTCTTATGGGAATTGGCCTTCTTTGCAGCGTAAACTTTATTACTTTAGCTACATGGATTAGAATTATTATACGGGGTTGTATTATTGGAGGATGTGGTGCTGGTGGTTGGGATGGAACTGGTTATCAATAGCATTTTTTAATTTAAAAGGAAACTAAATGCCAATTCCACCCAATATTGCAGCAATGTTAAATAGGGGATTACCTAATCAGGGATTTCCTCCACAACAACAACAAAGACCATTACCTTTCAGAGAACGTATGGTAATAGAAAGAAATAGAGCACAATCCGCACTCGATAAAGCTAATTATGCTATTAAGATGTATGATGCTAGTGAAGAAGTTAGAGACTTTATCAACAAGATTGAGAGTGATTAACTAATGGAAAACCTTTACGGTATCGCTCCTGAAAATGAAGAAGAATTTCCTCCCAATGTAGATCCTGATAAGGATGATGTTGAGGAAAAGCCTAAGAAGTCTGATGAAGAAGAAGTAGATCTTGATGACGATGACGATGATGATCTTAATGACGAAGATTCATCCGATGATCCTAATAGCAATGACGAGTAACTAGGTAATAGAAGTTCACTAGCTCTACTCTGAGCTATTTGTTAACGAATCGGATGGATAGGGTGTGCAGTAGTAAGTTTGATTAACATGGTATCATTGCCATAGACAAACTCAAACGCTGCACATCCTCTTTTTTATATAGGATACATAATGAAAGAAGCCGAAGTTATCCCACTAGATACAACTAAGATTGAACGTATTGAAGGAACCATCTCTAAGATTTTTGATGAAGAGGGTAAAGGTGGATTTGGTTTTATTGCCTCGCGGGCTAAACCTTATACGAGAATCTTTTTCCATTGGACTGCCTTGTTACCTAATACCCTAAACTTTAAAGAACTTACTAAAGGTACTAAGGTAAGATTTGATCTCGTTAAGTTTGAGGATAAGGGCTGGCGTGCTATTAAAATTGAGGTAATAGATTAATGACTCCTCAAGAACATCTTGAATTTCTAATGGAATCGTGCCGTCCTATATTAGGAGATGGGCTTCAGTTTTATAGAGCTGATGGGCAATGTACTTTTGAAGTAAGAACTAAAGAAGGTAAGACAGAAGATTTTAAGATTGCTTATATTATCCCCAAGGTTCAATATGATAAGTTAGATAACCCACTTATTCCCTACTATGCAATCCAAATTCCGAATAACTTTACTACCCATTCTGATATTTGGAAAATCGTTCAAGCCGGAGTTATAGATTTTATTTGGAAACTCTGGCAGAAAACAAATAATGAAGTAGACGTTAATTGTGGTGAATTCAAATCGTTGAACGGCTAATGACCTACAAAGAGAAGTATTCTCAATGTTCTACTTGGCAAGGCAGAGTACGTGTTATGTATCTCTATCATGTTGTTATGAAATCTAAGAATAAAGATCATAAGCTAGAACATACAGCGAAGTACTTTAAAACTTCGACTGGACTCGCGAGTGAGAATCTTAGACTTGCTCGTAACATGAATAGAATTAAACGTGTTAGCTCACGTAAGAAAGCTCTTAAGATTCTTAAGGTATCCTAATATGAATATAATTAAAACTACAAAGTTTCTGAGATTTGAAGAGGTTGAAGCACAAACTAGAGTTGCTGCAATCTCTCCTAGAAATTATAGAGTTTGGAATAAAAAGGGCGTAAATCTTGGATGGATAAATTATTATGAAGATTGGAATAAGTATGTGTTTAGCACAGCAGGTGATACAATAGTTTTTGATATGATATGCTTAAGAGAGATCGCAAACTTTCTTAAGGAACTTGATTCATAATGGACTCTAAAACATATGTACCCGGTGAAGGACCTATAAACCCTAAGATAGTTTTTGTAGGAGAATCTCCAGGCCATGAAGAATTACTTGCTCTCAAACCGTTTGTTGGCGCCAGTGGTAAATTACTTAATAGTTTACTATCCGACGTTGGTATCTCTCGTAGTAATTGTTGGGTTACTAACGTATGTAAGTACTATGTTACACCAAACCGAAAGGGAGAAAAGCAAATACCTTTTGCAGTCAGAGCTCACACTAGTGGAGTAGATTTAACAAAAGAATTAGAGAATCTCCGTAAAGAACTCTTACATCTTCAACCCAATATTATAGTTCCTCTAGGAGGAACAGCTCTATGGGCAACAACTGGAAAGAGTGGCATAGAAGATTGGAGAGGAAGCATTCTGAGTGGTGTTGGAGGGATAAAAACGGTAGGTTCATACCATCCAGCGCACATATTATACTCTGGAGGAGAGGCTGGAGGATATTGGGCGAAGAATATCCTACAAACAGACCTTGTACGTGTAAAGAAACAAAGTGAATTCAAAGATATAAGGCTCCCACAGCGAAGCCTAAAAGTTATAAGCTCACCGCATGAGTTTAAAGAATTCTTGGATAGAAATAAAGGGTATCTATATCCTGCGATCGATATCGAGGCTTGGCAATGCATTCCTATTTGTGTTGGGATTGCTTTTACTCCACATGATGGAATATGTATACCTTTATGGAATTGCTTTGGTGTATCTAGTATTCCTACTAGTAGCCTTGCTACTATTTACGGGATGTTAGCTGAGTTCCTCGCGAATCATGATATAGTAGGGCAGAACATTGGCTATGACCGAGATAAACTTAAGAGGTTTGGGTTTCGTATTAAGAAGATTCACTCAGATACAATGCTCAAAGCATTTGCAATGTATCCTGAACTCCCTAAAAATCTAGCATATCTTACCTCCGTCTACACCGAGGAACCTTTCTATAAAAATGAGGGAATGTATGAAGGTGAAGTATCCGACCTATTACTTGGATGCGCACGTGACGCTTGTTGTACCAAAGAGGTTGACATTAACACAGATGAAGACCTTAAAGATATTGGTACAGAACAGTATTACAAAAACTTTCTCCTCCCGCTCCAAGTGGTGTATGCAGGTATTGAAAACAAAGGAATTAACCTTGATAGTGAATTTAGAAAAGAAGTCATCCTCAAATATATAGAGATGGATGAGAAATTAAGATACGAGATATTTAAACTAGCAGGTCATCCAGTAAATGTTAACTCTCCTAAGCAAGTAGCTAAGCTACTTTATGAAGAATGGAAACTACCCGAACGCAAGGGTGTAGGTGAGGAAGTATTAAGTGCTATCTTAGATACTAAGTATATGGAGAATAAGCCTAATTATGCAAAGGGCATAGAGCTTATTCTTGAGGATAGAAAGGTAAGAAAGACTCTATCATCCTACGCATATGCTCTTCCAGATTTTGATGGAAGGATGAGAACTTCGTACTTCCTATGCTTAGATACAGGTCGCTCATCTACATCACAACAAGATCCACCTATTAGACCTGATATAGAATATCATGCTATTGAGGATGGTAAGAAAACTAAGAAACATCAATCGCGAGGAATGGCTTTTCAAACCATTACTAAACATGGAGACATTGGTGCTGATATCCGTAAGATGTTAGTACCTGATCCTGGTCATGTATTTTTACAAGCTGACTCAGAACAAGCTGAAACTAGAGTGGTCTTCTTACTTGCTACAGATTATGAAGCCCTCGAACTTCTTAATAAAATCGATTACCATGCTCTCACCACTTCATGGTTTTTCGGTGGGGATGAAGCTAAATATTCTAAGAAGATTCTCGGATACGAAGTACCTGAGCGATTCGTGGGTAAAACATTACGCCATGCAGGGCATCTTGGAGCAAGAGCAAAACGCGCTGCCACTACGGTTAATACTGATGCAAGAAAATATAAAGTTAATATCTCTATCACCGAGGGAAAAGCAGAAGATGCTTTGCGAACCTTCCACGCAATGCAACCTAAGATAAGAGGTGTGTTTCATAATGGAATTATTAATTGTCTTGAACGAGACAGATTCCTTATCGCTCCAGTTCCTCATGGAATTAAAGCATCTCAAGGCGGAAAAAGAATCTTCTTTGAGCGTTGGGGAGATGAATTATTTAGACAAGCTTATAGCTCATTGCCACAGAGAATTGTCAGTGAAAATACTAAAGGCGCCGCGCTTAGAATTAAAGGTTGTGAGGAACATGAGATACAAGGGAGAGCACCTTGGATAGATATCCTAATAGAGTCACATGATGCGCTTATGGTACAAGTTCCAATCGAGCGTGAAATCGAGGCGGCGCAAATCCTTAAGGAAGAACTTGAGAAACCTATTGATTTTCGTAATTGCTCTTTACCTCGTGGATTACTTTCTATCCCTTGCGAGGTAGAAGAAGGATACAACTATAAGGATCTTAAGAAGTTTAAGTGGAAGATTGAGGAGATGATTAATGACAAAGGATAAAGAGGTTATTCAACAATGGATTGATCACGTAAATGAAAATGGAGTTAACCTCTCAAAATGGGAACTAGACTTCATGGAATCTGTTACTGAGTTTTTCTCACAACGCTCTTGGATTAGTGATAAGCAGGAAGATATTCTAGAACGTATCTATACGGATAAGACATCATGAGCAAAATTAAAGAAGAGATTGAAGAAATTTTTGATGCTAGATGTTTGGAACTTGTAAGCAAAACTAATCTCTTACTAACCAAACCAGAATGCCTTGCGCTCGTAGAAGTATGGGATAATGCTTATGTATCTCAGGAATCTACTTTAGCGTTTCAAGCATATCAAAAGATCTATAATTTTGCTGTTAAATCAAAATGACATGGCTTGATCTTGTAGTCGAGCAGCATAAAGAATATGAAACACCACTTGAATTTTGGTATTGGGCGGCATTAGCTTCGATAAGTGCTATAGTAAAAGATAATGTATTTCTCCCTCGCGCAGGGTTATACGATTCTTACCCTAACATCTATGTTATCTTACATGCTGACTCCGGTCTTAAAAAAGGACCGCCTATTTCTATGGCCGCTCAGCTCGTAAAGGAGATAAATAATACTCACGTTATAGCAGGGCGCTCATCTATTCAGGGAATAATGAAACTTATTTCTACGGGTAAATCTGACCCTAGTTCACCAACAGGAATAAAAGTTGATACTTCTGCTTTTATTTGTGCTAGTGAATTAAGTTCATCTCTTGTAGAAGACAAGGCTTCTCTTGATATTCTTACTGACGTTTATGATCGCTCCTATCGTCATGCTGATTATGAGTCTATCCTTAAGATGGAATTCTTTACTCTTAAGAAACCTAACTTCGTAATACTCGGTGGTATTAATAACGCGCACTCCGAGGTATTCTTTTCAAAGAAGGATATAAATGGAGGCTTTATCGCACGCTCTTTTATTATTCATGAAAATAAGCGCAATCTTGCTAATGCTCTTATCGATCGCCCCAGCGTTATACCTAATTATAAAGCTCTTGCCGTTTACCTTAAAGAGCTTTCAAAGCTCAAGGGTGGTTTTCTTGAGCTTAATACTTCTAACCCTGTGGGTAGGCTTTATCATGACTGGTATCATGACTTTATTAAACAGGTGGATTTAACTGATATGAAGGATGCTACAGGTACCCTGAACCGACATAGCGAATCAGTAATGAAAGTAGCTATGTTAATATCCTTAAGTCAGGAACCTAAGTTAGAAATATCAATCTCTGCTATGGAGCAATCTATTGATAGATGTTCTAAACTTATTGGCAATGTAAGGCGTACTACACTCGGCTCTGGTAAATCATCTTTTGCTGAACATAAAAAATTGCTCATACTAGAACTACTAGATAGACCTAATCACACAATAACTCGCGAGCAACTTAACAACAAATACTACATGCACGCGTCTCATGAGGAGTGGGATAAGATTTGTGAACAGCTTGAAATTGCTAAGGCTATAAGAAGTGAAGCTATGGGTAATATTATCACCTACGTAATGCAAGAGGAACAGGTAGAAATTCTTAAGAAATATTTCAGAGGTAAATAATCATGCCATTAACAGCCAAAGAAAAAGAGAAGTTAGATAAGGATGCAGAGTGGAAAACAATACATGATAACCAGTTTGTATGTCCCATCTGTTATGCCAACATATACGCGCTCTATTTAAAAGATCATACTAAGTGGCATAAGAAACTTGATGCTTAGTTAACATAGCCATGATGGCGGAATTGGTATACGCATAGGACTTAAAATCCTAGGCCCTTACGGGATTGAGGGTTCGAGTCCCTCTCATGGCACCACTAAAAGCGCGAGGTATAAATGAACTTCTTTACTGATACAACAGTAGATAAAGTACGTGTTAGTTCTTCATGGGGTAAAGGTATTCTAGGTGAAGTTCGTTTTGGTAATGATCCTGTAATACCTTTACCTCAAGATGTACCTAACGAGAATATCAAGGGCTATTACATGAAGGCTGACATAATTGATGATAAACATTATGCCATCCTTATGTCATCTGCTAATCTTGCTAAGGACCAATGTACTTTCTTAGTTTGTAAAGAAACTGGCAAAGTAGAGAAGAAACTACGAGCTGGCTGCGGTATGTGGGGTGTATGGATTAATTCAGCCCATATTCTTATTACTGATTGTCATCCTGATTATTACCTATTTAATACTAATGGAGATCAATTAAGTAAAAATCCAATTCCTCTACCTGATAATAGAACATCTCAAGGATTTGCTGGATGGGATTTATTTACTGATGCTGTTGGTCTCGTTACTATTCAAGACTATCATCTAGCCCGTTATAGAACAAGTGGTAAATGGGGAGTGGGTCTCCATACCGCTTCTGATAAAGATATTATCGCTTATGATTCTGTTGCTGAGAAGCTATACCTAGTAGCCCAAGTAAAAACTCAAGTAGGCTGTACAATTGTTGAGCATGATGATAACACTTGCACAGTATCAATTTCCCTACCTGAAGATGCTAAAACATTCTTTGTTACATCCGATCAATTTACCCCTATTGAGAAGCCAATACCAGAACCATCTCAACTTATCGAGAAATATCCTCGATTAATGATTTGTGCTCCTTATGATACACACAATTTTAAGAATGGACAAATCGTTACAACCGATAGATTCATTGGTAATGTATGTTTTCCTGATTACCGAGCTCTATCTAAAGTACCTAAAGAATTACCACTAATTCTTGGAGAGGATACCCCCATTGAAGTGGTCAAACAGTATGACAATCGAACTCTTTACTATTACGTCCATTGTGGTGGTTCAAGTATTAACGATAAGCGTGATAAATTTAGGGAAATACAAAACACATGGCCCAATAAACCCATCATATATTATTACGACGCTGATAATTGGCCAAGTGCTATTCCTGCTTTTCTCGTTAGTAATCAGACTTTTCTGGGGGCTAAATGTTATAGAAGAGTGGGTGAATCTGTCTCGAAATTAGAAGTAAGATTAACAAAGATGATGAATATTCTAACAGCTTATAAACTTCCTATCGTCGCGACTCTAATGTTCTATGACCAGGGCATTTGGGAAGAAGATGAGATTATTGAGTGTGTTCCCGTCTATGAAGAACTCATTGACAAGTACAAGATTATTGGGATTATGCCTTTCTCTGATTTAAGAGCTAATGGGATGAGCGCACATCCAATTCTCTACATGGTACTTGAAGATATGTACTCGAAAATACCTGGCAGACCTAATAGATTTTCTTATTGGGATACAGGAAGTACTCAAGATCTAATTCAAAAACTAAAATACGAAATGCCAGTGTTTGCTAAATCGGAAATTGATATGCTTACCAGGCTAATAGAAGAAGATGTATAAAGTCCTATACGATAAAGCATTAGAAGAAGGGAGATGCCCTGAATGTTTCAATCCCAAGGGAGAAAGAGATAAGGATTACTCTATCTGTTTTAAATGTAGATTAAAGCGTGCGAACTATGAACGAGAAAAGAGAAGGCGATTGAAGACAACAATTAGATTACCGTTTCTGGAGAACGAATAATGAAACTTACAAAGTTTAAATCTGGGGCTGTAAGAGGTAAGGAGGATTCAATTGCGAGGTTTGATTTAATTACTCCCGTAGGTATGAGAAGACTAGCAGAAACTTATGGTGAGGGTTCTCTTAAATATGGGGATGAGAATTGGCTTAAAGGTATTCCTACTAAAAACCTACTAAATCATGCCCTCACTCATATCAACAAGTATTTAGCTGGTGATACAAGTGAGGACCATTTAGCTCATACCGCATGGAACTTATTTGCTATTATGCATAATGAGGAATTACTACCCCACATGCAAAACATAACTACACGCCTACCTATTAAGTCTAGGAATCTCGGGTCCAACAACACCAAGCGCGTTAAGCACGTAAAGTAGTACAAAGATTACCGCAATAACGATAATCCCTTTTTGAAATACATCCGGCATTGGGATGTAGGTTACGATTAACCAAACAATAAACCCGATAACAGCTAACGTGAGCAATAAACCAATCATGATTAATACCCTCTAATTTGATCGTTACCACCAAATGTCTGAACACCCATACCACCAATAGCAGGAAGAACTAATGGAGCTAAGGCTGGATCATCCTGTAAGATATCATAAAGATCCTGAGTAATCATAGGAGTATATCTTCTAATCAGTTCTTCAGGAATACTTATAGGTTGACCAGCCCAGTTCTTTCCACGTAAAAGTGTAGTAAAGAAACTAGCAAAAGGATGTAACTTACTTTCTCCAAATCTCGCCGCTACATCAAGCCTCGTAGGTAACCCATAGCGAGAGCCTAATTCATAAGTATTGCCACTAGTAGATGATTTAGATTCTCCGAATACTTGCCTCGCGCCTAAGACGCCATATTGCTGAAATCCACCCCAAGGATCTAATCTAGTATTACCAATCTTAGCCTTCATGAAATCACTACCACGAGGATCAGTATCTATTTCCGCTCCACCCATAGCAGCTAATCCTAATGTAGCATTTCCTACCGCCCCAATAGAGAGCATAGACTTAAGATACTGTTTCCTCACCATGGGGCTAGCTTTAATATATGTACCTGGATACAACATCTTAACCCGCGAGGCTATTAAGCGTGGTGAGAAAAACACACTATTTAGTCCTATTGCGCTTTGCTCAAATTTCCCAAGGCTACCCCTACCTGTAGCATTATTAATAAAGTTAGCTATATCCTTTGTTAATACTAAATTCTTCTCCGGATCAAGTCCAATATTCTTAGCATCATCTGTGAGCTTACTAAATGTATCTGCTCTAATCTTATTAAGATATGCTGTATATGCTCTATTAGCCGGTACAACTGCATTACGAATAAGTGGGATTCTTTCAGCCCAATTAGACATGAAACGTTCTTCTCTATTAGATCCTAAGAGATCCGTTAAAGCTAACCCACTATCTTTCATTAACTTAAATTTAGGATTAGCCTCAATAGCTTCTTGCGCTCCATCAAAAGCCTTTCTAGATCCATAGGCTTTTACCATTGTAGGCATTGATTGCCAGAAAGTTTTCTCTCCAATCAATCCTAATCCCTGCCTAAATGGAGCACTTAAATCTAATGATGCCATTACAGCACGAGGAAGATTAACAAATTCCTCAATAATACCTCGCGCCTTATCCACCGTAGGTAATTGCTGTCTAAGAAGAATCCCCGTATCCTTCCCAAAAAGATTACTTAATTGATCTATTTCGTTTCTTTGAAGAACTTCTCCACTTAATAATTTCGTTACTGCCCCGATAGACTTAGCCTTATCAAATCCAATAGTTTCTTTGCTAGCCTTTATTGTATTAAAGATTTCATCTACATCCGTCTGATCTAATTTAAGCGGCTCCATCTTAATCTTCGTATGTTCGCCAGCTAATTGGCCCATAAAACTCTTAGCCCAATCCTGACCTTCTCCGCCTTGAGTCATAGCACGAGAAATTCTATCGGATCTTTCTGTACTAAGCAATATCTCTTGAGCTCTGCTTAATGGCCTAGTTTTCTGTATTGCCGCATTAAGTTTCTGAGTTACATCAACAGGTGTATCAGGTTGTTTAATGTTAATAGTTGGTGCATCAGGTGTAGGCTTAACAATATCTCCATAATCTAAATCTAACATAGACTGCTGAGGATTTAATACTGTTGGAGTTTCGGCTCGTGCAATAGGAGTTTCAACTTTACTTATTACACTAGCCGGCGCGCTTACTTTAGGAACCATATTCTTTCTAACCATTCCCACACCAAAAGGAATAGCTGCGGCTCCAGTAAGTCCTTCAGTAAGATCCACTACATTTTTAGCATTGAATCCTTCTCTACTTATATCTCCTATTGTACCGGGAATTTGAGCTACTTGTGATCCTCCTAATGCGGCTACTCCTGTACCTACTGCTTTAGGAAATAAACTAGCTAATGGCTTAAGTGCAGCCCCACCAAATCCTGTCATTATTGCGCCTAATGGAGAAGTCATTGGCTCAATAAACCTATTGTAAATTTCCCCTGGTAATTTCTGATACTCAGGAATATTTTGGGGGATATTTACCTTAGGAGCCCAAGATTCAGTTAATGGGCTCATCCAGCTTTTAGGAGCTTGAACAGCTGGGCTACTATCAATATCTTCCCAACCATCATCAATATCGACCCATTCGTTTTGGGGCATTATTGGTTACTCCACGTCTTTCCACCATCATAAGAAACTCTAACTTCACCAGTACGGTTATTTCTTTGACGTCTAATAGTTGGTGCAGTAGTATTGCTAGCTCCCGGGGGATTAACTTTTAATGGCCCACTAGTTCTACCCGGCGCAGCCATATTAGCTGGCATAGTAGTACCAAGAATAAAGTCACTAATTTCTTTATGGGTTTTAGCATCAGGACCTGAGAATATTCCAGGTGGTTGGATAGTAACTGTATTATTAGGTCCAAGAGTTACATATTTACTCCATCCCGGTTTCATCTTAGCTTCTTGAGCTCTTACATAACGCGCTCGAGATTCAGCTAAATTAGGATCTCCACCTGATCCTGCACCTGTTCCAATACGCCTCGCGCCTGTAACAGGTAAATCACTAATAGCCCCAGTAATCGTATTCATTCTAACGGTCTTCTTCTTACCAGGATTATTGGGATCATCAACTTCTACAACATTCCAGGCTCCAACCTGTTGTCTATCAGCTTGACCTGCAATAGTCATTCCTGTACGTTCAGTAGCAGAATCTGCAGAATACTTAGTTCTAGCCATTGCTGCAGCATTTTGGATATCTAATCTTTCTTGATCAGACAATCCTTTAAATCCAGTAGATTGCGTATCTCCAGTACGGGGATCAAAAAATACTAATTCCCCATTAATCTCTCGTGGTACGAAATTAGGATTCATTCTAATATGATCAAGAATCCTAGCACTCTGAGCTCTTCTATCTTCAGTCTTTCTCTTAAGATCCTCAGTTTCTAGATTCTTTCTTTCGGTCTCTTTAATACGCCTTTCCTCTAATGTTCTTCCAGCCGTCTGATAAGCAATTTGACGCTCATTAATATTCTGAGCTCGCTCATTATCAGCAGCCATTTGTAAGTTCTTAGCTTGATTATTCCAATCACTAAGATTCTGATAGTAATGATAGTTATTAAACTGATCAGCAGCTTTTAATGGATCTTCCCGTCCCATTCCATAAAGAGCTGCACCAAATCTTCTCCAACCACTAGGTTGCTCTCTTTGTGGATAATTTTGAATTAGCTCATTATACTGATTCTGCATACCCATTTGAGGATTATAGAGCTGATTCATTAAGCTTGTAATATTATCCTCGGGCTCAGGTGTTCCACCAAGCATAGGAATATTTAACAAAGGCATATTCATTCGCGGGGGAGCTTGAACTTGTGGTTGTTGAGTTAATTGCCCCAACCCCTGTAACATTGGAAAATCAAACATTTAATTTACCTCCTTTCCTTAAGCACTCCATCCATCAGCATTAAATGTACGGGTATTTGGTGGTTTATTCCCACCTAATCCTGCAAATGCCCCAGCGATTTGACTAGCTATTGGAAGAACGGAATTAATACCCTGCATGGTATTAGCAAAGTTTCCTGGGATTTGAGCTCCATTATACTGATTATTAACTCCACCCATAGATAAGTTATTCTGTAATCCCGCTCCCTCAAGTAATTGCCCATTAGCACCTAATAACTGATTACCAAATGTATGAGCTAACGCTGGGCTAGTACCATAAAGATCAGTCATACCTCTTAATGCTGCTAAATCATTAGCTCTACCCGCTGCACCTGCTCCGGCTTTTGCAGATCCTACACTCATTAACCCACCTAAACCAGCTAATAATGCTTGAAGATTTAATCCATTAATAGCGGTATCTTGTCCCTGCCCACCAATACCTGCTGCACTTAATCCCCCCGCACCTGCTAATCTATTTTGGGCAACCATTTCTGCAATGCCCGCATTAGTATTAACATTCATATCACCAATGGTGCTAGCAAGATCACGTGTTAATTTAGCCGACGCGGCTGCATAATTAGGAGAGAACCCCCCAAGAGATCTATTCTGATTTAATCCTCTTTGAGCACTACTAAATACACTTCTTGTAGGTGCAATATTCCTCGCCCTAATATTCTGAATATCCTGATCACTAAATCCCCCCGTATCAGCAAATTCACCAAAGGTCCCAATAGATTTACTTAGAGCTCCCTTAAATAAAGGATCCCATCCGTATTTATCTCCCTGAGTTAATCCTCTATATCCTTGTGCAGCTTCATTAAATAAACTTCCACCCCCACCTGCTCCCCCACCACCACCAAGATTTTGATAACCTTGCATGATAGTATCATAATCCGCAATATTTCTTCCTGCGCCCTCGGAATAATATCCACCAATTTCACCAGCAGTTCTTCCTAACTGGTTATTAACCTGGCCCATATTATTCTGAGCAATACCTTGCTGAGTACGAATTTGATCCTGTACTCTCCGATGATCACCTTTTGCCATAAATCCTCAAATGTATAATGCAGTCCCATTACAAGGCATAAATCCAGCCTTAGTTAACTGATTTATCCAAATATCACCTTGTGAAAACGTATGAAGATGATCATGGCCCGTTTTAGTACTAAAATAAATAGATGCCTCAAGTAGTCTTCTAAGACCTCTTACTCGATCACGAGGCATTTGTGATTTATCAGTAATCGCTATAAGTTCCGTTATGGTTCGTACGCCACCAGCACAAATAATCTTACTATCTTTCTCTACAACACAAGCACAAATATAACCATTGAGAAAATCAGGGAAAGGAAACTCTTCCTTAAAATACTTCTCATGAATCTCTCTTAGTTTTTCTATATCCCTTATCTCTAAAGCTCTTATGTTCACGTCAGAATTATACCTTTTCTTACTTGCACGTGAAAGTGTTCATTATCTGTGCCTTGATTTTCAAATAATACTGTGAATTGAAATCCTAATTCTTCTCTTAGTATACTAACAAAAAATAACTTATCGGCCATATCGCTAAAATTCTTAGATCTAACATCAACAGCCTCATCTATATAATGTCTACTACCTACCATATGTTGCCCATCGTTCACTGAAGTTATTGTAATTATTTCTGGAGTCCATTCATATCTTGATTGCACAAGCCTTATTTTACTAAAAATTACCTCAAGAGCTCTAGTCCATCTCTTAAACCTTACTCCTTCCTTAAATTGGATTTCTTTTACCATTCGTTATAGTCCCCATTAGAATTCTTAAAGACTCTAAAAAATCCAAAATCTGTGTTTATTACAGGATCTACTACTCCATTAACCGTTCCTACAAGAGTAATATTATTAGCACTGGCATTACCATTAATATCAACGAATACGGTCATACCTTTTACGTAAGTACTTAAAGCTCTACTTTGAGCACTACCACTTGTATTTACTTCTCTAAGAGTTATAGCCCTAATGCTATCAATAGTTTCATTAATAGTATCCTCAAAACTGGTATCCGCAAAATTGCTAAGGACCAAATTCTGAAAATTTTCTGCCGCATTAATAAGATCTCTAATAGTTTGAAAAAGAGCTTGATTCTCCTTTTGTACATTAGATCTACTTAGGAGACTCTTTAGTCTTCCATAATCAGTTCTATCTTGCGGCATAATTAACTCGGATAATCAGTCCAAAGTTGTTTCACAAAAATTATCACATGGTTAACTCTCATTATTTCACCACGGGTAGTTTGCTCTATCTTTAACTTCCCCGCTTGACTTTGAAAATTAGCCAATCGTGTTTGTTCCCTGCTATTGGTGCTACTTAAATCATGAGGAACAAGATTCTCCAATAAGATATCATTATAGCCTTGAAATTGATATCTTAGTTTTCCAGTTCCAACTGCTCGAACTCTTATTGCTCCGAAATGAATGATATTACTTCCACTAGGCATCGCGTATAAACCCTGTAATAATAAATGGAGGAGGTATTCCTCGCTTTGTTACTGTGCCATCCCCATTTGGAAAATCATCCGTTGGAATATCTGGTTCGTTTGGAGCAGGAGGAAATAATTCAAATGGGCCACCTCCAGGAGAAGAGAATGTATTGAGAACTATTACTGTTACATCCTCACCCACCCCAACACTTACATGTAAATTATCATTATTTACGTCGTTACTTACAAAATAAACTGGATCCCAATCAGGATCAGGTCTTTCTACAACTGAATATATACCAACAGGAACTGGATCATAAGTATGACCCGGATCATCACTTACTAATGATAAGACCGCAGGACTCAATCCACTAAGTACGTCCACTGTAAATATATGAGCCCCACTAAAAGGATCACTTAGTTTTGCTACTGTTAATGTTCCTGTATCCGGCGGAGCTGCGCCTGTAGTAGCTACCCAAAATGGACAAGAAAAACTATTACCAAATCTTTCTGGAGAAGCATTAACAGGAGAATTATATTCACCAATCTCATATTCCTGTTGAAAGATTTCTTTTAAAAATGTCCCAGTTGCTAACTCAATTTCAATGAATTTTGTTTCTCCAATATGATCCGCGCCGGGATGTAACATTACCCATACGCTATCAGGATCATCTAAACTATAAGCCATCCTACCACGAACAAGAGAAGGAAATACAAATCCTGTTCCTAAATCAATTGTTTCGAGAATAGTTCCTGCCGCATTATATTGAATTACTTGTATATTATTATCAGAAATTGAACCCCAATAGGCAACAATAGTATCGTCACTAAGAACAAGAATATCGGTTACTTTATAGTTAGCTCCGGGCGCAGCTGCAAATGTACCAATTAGGGTATCAGTTGCAAGATTAAACTGCTTAATAGTATCGCTACCAGCAGTTGCCTCTCCATAGTACAAAATACTTTCATCATTATTAACAGCTAAACAATAAGGATCTTCTGCTGAGGCTAATGTAGCAACATTATGAGCTGTGCCTTCTACCCCAGCATCAGTAACAAATCTTGCTACAAATTGAGTACCACCACTTAAATATAATATCCACCATCTCTGAGTACCACGGCACTGTCTAATACATCCAAATGTACTAGCCAGTGTACGCGAAGAAATGGTGAATTGTAATACAAAACTAGCATTATAACCCTTCAAACTATTATCAGATTTATCTCCAACAAGTACAAATCCATTATCAAGAATATCACCACTTTCACAGGATACAAAGTCAATAAATTTCAAAACATGATAATCATCGCCATCAATTGCAGAGAAAGCTCCTAATTTAAATCCTTCATCATGGTCATCTGGAACAAATATCGAACCAAGTGGAACACTTTCATTTGGAGATTCTTGGGCGTTAACAGTTAAATTAGCTACTGAAAGCGTGCGATTGTTAGGTGTATATTTAAAATATCTAACCTGGGCTGCTACAAAAGGAA